CGTAGATTTCTGAGATTCTTGATCGATATCGATCTCAGCTACGTTAGTTTCAGATGTCATAAGTCATCCTTTTAGTTGCACAAAATTATGGGTTTTGCGTTCCCAGTTAAAAACAATAATATCTGAGAAATAATTTATTTCAACTATTTTCTATTATTTCAAAAATTTCTTTAAATTCTCTTTCGGCTAAATTAAGACCTTCAATGACTCCAGTCAATCTTTTAAAAGCGGAGTAATCTTCAACACTACCTTCTGCAAGAAGTTCCTTAACTCTTTCTTTCTCGTCATTAATTCGTCTAAGAAATCCTTCTTTTAAACTAGTACCTAATACGTCTGCCATTGATCAAAATCCAAATCCAAATAGATTGTACAATTATTATTAAAGGTATCAATAAACAAAAAATTAAAACATTAACTTCTTGATAACTTGTGCCCGTCAATCCTGCTAGGAAATGTAAGGCTCCTACGCAATACTCAAATATCTGGTTTACCATCTTTCTGCTCCTTATTTTTATCCATTAGCTTTTCAACTATCTTCACGCCAACATCAGCACCTTTCGCTTGTTGCTTGGCGGAAAGACTGTGCATCGACAATAGTTTCCATTATATCAGCACCGATCTTAGCTCCCGCAATTTTTTCTTGTGATTTAATTTTCCTTACTTCCAATTTGTTTTTGCGTAATTCACGTTCCGTAGTGGCTTCTTGTTTCATTACATCTGACTGTGTCTTCCTATCGACATCTTTTTCCTTGATATCGAGTTCACGCAACTTGGCTTGAACTAATGGGTCTTTCAATTCTTCTTGAATACGTTCTTCTTCTGCCTCTTTCTGATGTCTGCTTAATAATCTCTGTGCCGCTTCGGCTACCAAAGTTGATATTTGTTTTTCGATATGTTCTGGCAGGGGTTCTCCCAGTGGCGGCAGTGGTGTTCCCAGTTCTTCTTCGATCTGCCTTCTGTATAAGAAAGCCAAATGTTCGGTAACGTGAGCATCCAAAGCAGCTAAAATAGTTGGTCCCTTCGGAGAAGCTTCTGCCCGTTGTTTCAATTCAGGGTCTTCCGCAGCCGCCAAATGCACTGTAATGTGGGCTTCGTGATCTTGGTACTCAAAAGCTTTAACGGGTTCCCCGTTTAGCATATTCATGTTTTCCGCCACAGGATCAAGTGGCATGATGTCATCATCAGTCGGTACAATCTTGTCGGCATCCTGTATGCCCAAAACATCCAGCATCTGACGATGCAATTCTGGCATGTTATACATCTGCGGTGCCTGTTGTGCCAACTGTAAGGCTGGAATTACATCCACCTTATCATCAAAATCCTTTTCCTTGATTTCTTCTCCCGCCTTCACTTCGTAAGGATAAGACGGCTTGGTGAAGTCCCGTATGATATTTGACAGTATCCTGAATTCAATTCGCATGGAAGCGTGTAATCTCTGCTGAATGGCAGACATGACCTTCATCGTTCTTTCCATGATGGCAAGCGTAGTTCCTACGGGTGCTTCCTGATTCATGTCGCTGATCTTCATATCAGTTAGCGATGCAAATCTTCTTCCCTCTTCAACAATATTTTCAAGGAGTGAATAAAGCACTTGAGATGGTTCCTTATAGGGTAGAAACGCTATATTGTCTCTTATGGCTCCTCCAGGGACATCTACATCCCTGAATTCACCAGGCATGATTGGGGAGTCATCACCTTTAATTCTAAGACCTCGTGATTTTAAACCACCAGGCAGATTGGATAGAGTACCCGCATCGACTAACTGACGTAATAAGGAAGTCGCTGATTTAGCCAACCCACCAATAACGTGGATCAAGCCAAAACCATAAAAACCAACACCAGGAAGATATTGGTAATGTACGAAATGCTGACGTGGCATCGTGTCTTCATCATCTTCGTACCAATTTCGATAGATGGAAAGGATCATCTTAGAAGATAAATCCAAAGTCACAATATACGGCAGAGCCACTCCTGTGTCCTCACCCGCTTCATCTTTTTCTTCATATCCAGGGAGGTCAAGATTAACCTGCATTTCCAGTAAAGTGTATCTCGAATCGGCATCATAATTATCGCTATCGCCAGTCAACTCATTGTATTTCTTAACAATTTCATCTATTTCTGGAGAGGGAGAAGGCAATTCGACATCCCGATAAAAACCTTTGACTTGCATTTTTCTGACTTCGTTATCAGTCTTCTTCATGACATGCGTAGACCTGTCGCAAGTAATCAGGTCACTGGTGCCATAACTGACAATGAAATCCTCGGCAGGAACAAACATGGAACAAGGTCTACCCATGTTGACATCATAATAAACTTTACGAAAAGCCGAACCTGCCAGTGGCAATGACCACAATAGCTTTTCCGTTTCATTGCGATACTCCACCATTTTAGTGGTGAGTAGGTAATTCATGTAATTCTGTACCCGATGAGCCTGTTTGGTTTTCTCATCGGTTAATTCCCCGATGATTTCCGTTCTTACTGGACCTGATGCTGGGAATATCTCGGAGATGGCTTGAGCTTGGAAACGCACTACCGCTTCCGTTAACATCGGGTGAAATACACCACAGGCTCCGACCCAAGGCTCGGTTCGTTCATCGATCTTTAAACCGAGTTGATCTAAGCCTTTCATGTAAGTATCTTCCCAATCACTCCGTGATGCTTTATCGCCTTGATAAAGAGGAATCAGTTCACCAGACAATTCTTCGAGTACATCATCGGACAACAATTCCGCTAGGTTGGCATTGAAGCCGAGCATATCATCTTCTTTTGCAGTTGGATCAAAATCAACAACCACCCCGCCTTCCTCGGTCATGGTGACTTCGATTTCAGGATTGGCTTCGACTGTATCAATCTCTATATCGATAACAGTGCTGGCATTATCCGCCCTGTTAGCCGATCCTGGTCCTATTGCTTTTTCTATTGCCATAAATTACTTCTTTATTTTATTTACACCTCTTACGGGTATTTCTACTGTAGTCCAAGCCTCATCAACATCGGGAGTTGATTTATCATCCCCCTTATAACGCCCTTTCTCAGTTCTGGAACGAACCCGTTTGGTAACTGTTTCGGGTTTGATCTTTCTCCTGATTATGGCAGAAGCTTCCGACTTTCTTGCTGGTCTTTCATAACTTGAAAAAGCCCACTTGATAGCAGCCCTAATATTGGCTCTTACCTTACTCCAAATAGACATACTCTACTCCTATTAACTTTTGTTAACCTTTAGCTTTACGAGCTTTACGTTCTGCTCTTCTTTTTCTAATGGGGTATGCCTCTAGCCCATTGTCTTAGTATAGGACCTGCTTTCCCTCCTTTTGAACCTGTTCCTGCTGGCGGGACATAGCCTCCAGCTTGAACATAAAGTGTTTTTTTTCTGGCGTTGTCCCTTACCACACCACAGCCACCATGATGCCGCCTTATCGGTTTACTGGATTCAGTATATTTACTAACCATTAAATCTTACCACCACCATACTTTCTGGCAACCTGTCGTTGATAATCTTCTGTTTTTGTTTTGCGTTTACGTTCTGCCAATTGCTCTGATGGAGTTTCCCCTTTCCATCGAGTGTGGTATTGACGGGTTACCCCTTTTTTATCTTCCCAGGGAAAATTCTTAGGTCCTTTACCAGTTAAATATTCTTTTCTTGCCTTTTTAAAAGCAACTCCAAAACCAGTTCCTTCACTGGGTTTAGGTGCGGTAGCGGCAACCTTTTTAGCTGGAGTAGTTGCTGCTTTCTTCTTGGCAACTGTTCTTGATCCTGTACCCCGCCACTGTCCTGTAGCAAACTTCCTTGTACCAGCTTCTCTTTCTCTTTTTCGTTTAGCAACTGCTGTTTCTCTTGCTTTTCTTTTATCTGCTACAGAAGCTTTTTTAGTACTTTTCTTTGCTGTAGTAGGTTTCTTTGGCGTAGTTTTCTTTGGCGTAGTTTTCTTTGCAACTTTTTTAGATTTCTGAGATTCTAATTTAGCAATTCTTGCTGCTTTTACTCGTGAAGATTTCGCCTTCCTTTCTGCCTTTAGCTTCTCATCCCTAGCCTTCATTCTGCTAGGTATACCTTTTGCCCAGCTTGTAATCTTTGGACCAGCTATCTTTGCCTTTTCTCCAATCTTTTTCAGAATTCGATCCTGTTTCTCTACTCGCTCTTTAGCGTCTGCTTTTCTCTTCTCTTCTCTCTCTTCTCTAGTTGTAGCCATTCTATTTTACCTTTTAATAATATTATTAAATCTTACCACCATATTTCCGCTTTACGGAATCATTGTAATTCTCATAGTACGTTATAGCTGTAGGGGTATAACCCCTCCTATTTTGGGTACTTCCCCCCTTTTTTCTGCTAAATCTTTTACCGTACTTTTCGGTTTCTGCCTTTAAAGCAATCTCTCCCTTCTTTATCGCCTTAGGACTTCTTTGTTTCTTTTTCTTCTTTTCTTTCTTGGAAA